ACAAGAGGGACTGGTTCCACTACTGTTACAAAAGGACAACGCCTGCGTATAGATGTTACTTATGCGGGTAGTACTGCAAAGGGATTAGATGTTCAGTTGGTGTTTGTAAAATGAGAGTGATTACTGTAGAAAGTCCGCAAGGTCATTACGAAGTCCCATTAGGAACACGCATACTTTGGGACACGGCTACCCCGCCAACTAATTGGCAGTTCGATACTGACCTTACCAGCGTATTTGTTATGGGAGCAGATGAGCCAGACTTAACTGCTCGTGGCGCTATTAATCATACGCATACTACTCCTGGCTTGGCAAGCGCTGGAGCACACACAGACCACCCTGTAATTGTAAGTGGCGTAAGCACGGCAGAGGTGGTCATAAATGTAAATACTGGGGGTTATAACTGTGTTGGCGGTCATTCTCATTCTGGAACAGGAACTTGCGATTCTGCTGGGGCGCACGCACATACCACGCCCAATACTGGAACAGGCAGTAACTATCCCCCGTTTCGCAAGTTAAGATGGATTTATTCCAATACCTCTACGGTTGTTCCTGTCGGTGGAATTGTTATGCACAGCGTAAGCACTACTGCGCTTGGCTCAGGCTGGCAAGTTTGCGATGGCACAAACGGCACTTATGATATGCGTGGTTACTTCCCGATTCATACTGCTACCGACGCAGAAATGGGTCAAACGGGCGGCTTCTCATCTCACGCCCACGCCGTTGGGACTTCTGGAGCTGCCAGCGAAAACCATTCTCATCATATTAATATTGGGTTAAGCACAGCTGGTGGAGCAAACAATAGTGATTATCAGGCTGATGGCATTACTGTGCAAGGCTCTCACTCTCATTCTGCGGGCGAAGATTCACCTTCTGCTGGGGCGCACACACATTCAATGAATAACACTGGAAGCACAGACTCTCTTCCGCCTTATATTCAACTTTATTTCATTAAGAGGATTGCATAATGGACGTACCTTCTGGAACTGTAGTTTTATGGATGGGTTCAGCAGAATCTATTCCTACGGGCTGGGCTAAATATTCTGCGACCGTTGGACGTTTTATTCGAGGCGTTCCTGCTGGACAATCGGTTGGTGCAACGGGCGGAAATGCATCCACTCACGTTCACACAATGGGGACAGCTCTTACGGGTGGGAGTCATACTCACGGCGAGAAGTCATTTACCAGTACTTCAGGCGGAAATCTTGTTTCGAGGCGTGTCGCACAAGCAGTCCCCGCTTCTGCCAGTCATACGCATACAGGCAAAGTCTCTCTTGGTTCTGGCGGAGCACACGTTCACAACCCAGCCTCTGCTAATACTGGCGCTCCAATTGGAGAAACTAACCCTCCTTACGTTAAGGGAATTTACATTATAAAGACTTAGTATAGCATAGGAGGTAAATATGCCACTCAAAAAAGGAACATCGCAAAAAACAATCAGCAGCAATATCAGCACGTTACGTCACGAAGGCTATCAACAAAAGCAGGCAATAGCGATTGCTCTGCAAAAAGCTGGTAAAATTAAAAAGAAATCAAAAAAGAAGAGGTGAAATATGGACTTTGATGCTATTGTTGCAGGACTACCACTTGTGTTAGTGGTCATCGGACTGGTCGAATGGTTCAAACAATTAGGCGTGCAGGGTAACGCCTTACGCTATGTCAGTATGGCTATTGGACTGGTCATTGGCATTGCCTACCAAATCAGCTTGGGCTTACCAGCTGACTTCGCAGGCTGGTTCGCAGCTTGTATCTACGGCTTAGGGCTTGGCTTGGTAGCCTCAGGCATCTACGATGCAGCTGCTGATATCGTCAAGAAAGTCGTAAAATAATGGGCAGCTCCTCGACGCACAGCGTTACCAATACACAGCTCCAGATACAGCTGGTAGGTATTGCTGGGCGTCTGGAGCGCATCGAAAAGGATATTGGGGAAATCAAGGACAAATTAATGAGCAACGACACAAGAGTTGGGGCAATTGAACAGGCACAGGCAGGGGTGCACCCTATTCTGGATGCACGCTTGGATGCATTAGAGAAGCGCACCAATAAACACGATGACCAAATCTCAGAGCTCACCAAGAATGTTGAGAGCCTGCGGCAAACTGTGAAAACAGTAACTTGGGTTTGTGGAATTGCAGGTGCAGCCGTCTTGACTTGGCTCGTAGCCCAATTGTTAGCATTAATATGATAAGGAGGATACTATGAAACCCATAATCGATATATCCAACTGGCAGCAACCTAACGCAATAAATTACGATCTATTTGGGGCAATAGAGCAGGCACAGGCGGGAGTGCATCCTATTCTGGATGCACGGCTGGATGCGTTAGAGAAGCGCACCAATAAGCACGATGACCAAATTTCAGAGCTCACTAAGAATGTTGAGAGCCTGCGGCAAACTGTGAAAGTAGTCACTTGGGTTTGTGGAATTGCAGGTGCAGCCGTCTTGACTTGGCTCGTAGCCCAATTGTTAGCATTAATATGATAAGGAGGATACTATGAAACCCATAATCGATATATCCAACTGGCAGCAACCTAACGCAATAAATTACGATCTATTAGCCGAAAACATCTCAGGCGCTATTCTACGCGCAGCTTACGGCTCATGGAAGGACTTGTCCTTTGACCGCCACTATGAGGAACTCAGCAGGAGAGGCGTTCCGTTAGGTGCTTACCAATTTATTGTCCAATATCGCAGCGCTGAGGAACAAGCCAATGTTTTAGTTAGCGCCATTGCAGGCAAACGCTTGGAAATGGGGCTATGGGGGGATGTGGAAATCGAAAATGGCGCAGAAAAGCTAACCCGCGCCCAAGTTCTATCATACTATCAGAAAGCGGAAAGCAAACTCGGAAAACAGCTGGGGATATACACATCCTACTGGATGTGGCAGCAAATCATGGGCGGGGTTTATCTGAATGACCGCAAATTATGGGTTGCCCATTGGACGGAACGGGATACACCCATTTTGCCTCAGGGCTGGACAACTTGGTGGTTATGGCAATACACCAGTAGTGGTCGTCTTTCTGGTTATGGTGGTAGGTTGGATGTGAGTAGGTTCTATGGAACGTATGAACAATTCAATTCTTGGATCCATCCCGAGCCGCCTGTCGAACTTCCGCTCGAGGAAAAGGTTCAGCGCTTGTGGCAAGCACACAGGGAATTGTGGGGATAAATGGCTACGATAACGAGTGCACAGTCAGGCAATTGGAGTGAAACATCCACTTGGGTCGGCGGCGCTTTACCTGCCGATGGAGATACTGTTGTCATTGACAGCGGACACACAGTAACATTCAACGTTAATTTGAGCTCTTGGACAACGGGCATCAACGGGCTGACGATTACGGGCACGCTCAATGTCAGCACCTCCACGTCAAGCTATATGTTCATCAAGGCTGGCGCTACGATTAATGGCACAGGCACATTCAACGTCGGAACTTCTGACAATCCTATCCCTTACAGCACAACCTTCACACTAACTGGTGGAGCGGGCTGGTATATCAAAGGTGATACGAGCACTGGCTTGACCATGACCGTGTTCGGCACAGAACCGACATACCAATGGGTGCGCTTCTCTGAAAATGAGGCGGCATCACAAACCGAGTTGAGCATCGACACCGACCTGACGGGTGAAGCTAACTATTGGAAGGCGGGACAGAAAGTGCTCATCTCGACCAATAAAGGTACAAGCGAAGTTCAGGCGGCTTTGATTTCGTCTGTTAGCTCCTCGACAATCACCATAGACACGGGTTTGAGCTATGCCAAAAATGCTGGCGACCATATCGTTCTACTGGACAGAAATGTAACCATTCTGCAGGTTGCTACAAGCAATTTGTTTAATGCTTTCAAAGACAGCAAGCTCACCGTCGGAAGCTGCGCAATCAGTTTACAGAATAGCTATGGGATTAAGGGTTGTACTAATGTTACTGTCAGCGGCGGGGTGTTTTACTACTACACCTATAACGGCGGTATTTTTATTATGCAATCCTCTGCCAAACTTACTGGCGGGGTGATTACGGGCGTCTCTCGTGGCTTTTACAGTGCTGGCGGTTGCGAGATGAGCG